GCCTCTCATTGTCTTTGAATGTGCTCACTTCAGATGAACTTCCCAAAACTACCTGTCCAGATGGAGGATATATGTGTAAAGTGGAAACAGTGACTGAAGTGGAATCAATAGTCAGGCTCTGGATGTTCCTAATTGGATAGAAATCAAGGAACATCTCATCCAAACCATTCCCATCCAGCTTAGCCAGCTCCCCATCAGTGCCTGTGTGTTTCTTTATCGAAGGAGGAACAATTCGATAAGTTGATGTGTTATCTATTGCTTCAGAAAAAGCGGGGGAAACGGTGAGGCTCGTACCATCATTATCGGTAATTTCTCTGTATTCACCAGAGTTCGTCCCTCCATAAATCCAGACAGTATAACCGATATATGCATCTGTTGTCCAGGTTGCCCCAGAGTCAGTTACGGTTGTTGTGTCCCCACTCGTTGCCGTTCCGCTGTCCTCTATGGACCAGTACACTGTGCCTGTGAAATCATTGATAAACTCTTCAGCGTCAGTGATGTTAGATGTTATATCAGCATCACTAACTGGTGCGGAAGTAGGATATCCGCAAGCTCTTTTTACGTCGGCTACAGTGGTATAAGGAATTTAAATCACCTATGCATCTACAACTGTTACAAGAAATCTAAAGTTCTTTGAAATTCCACCATTTGAGATGACTGCTTTCATGGTTCCAGTTACAAAGATTTTATCAGCCCAATTTGTGAATGCTGAACCATCAGAGACTGCATTGCATGCACTTCTTGGCATCCATGTTGCATCAGCTGTTCCAAGATTTGCAAGTGTCATTACCGCAGTAGTAGCTGCTCCATCTTCATTAGTGAAAACAATATCTGCTCCAGTATCTCCATCATCATAATCCATAACGATTTTCTCGATGTAACCAACCACCCGCTGTGTGCTTGTAATTGTAAGATCTCCACTTGCATCACATGTTCCAGTCAACTCAACAATTTCCATTTCAATCACTCCTTCTTCTCAACTGGTTTATCCTCAACCTTTGGTGGTTCTTCCTTTTTCTCAACTGGCTTTGGTTCCTCTTTTTTCTCAACTTTTTTCTTTGGTTCTGGTTTTGCTGGTTTTGGATTCTTCCATCCAGCTTTTCCTTCCTCATCTATTACCATCGGCATATTTTTCACCTCGTTTTCTTCTCTAAAAAAGAAAAGAAAAAATTCCTCCTCACTCTATGAGTAAGAAGGTGCAGTTGCCTTACCAATCAGCATATATACTCTGGTGTCATCATCCGTTCCTGCTGGAACAGTGATTGTCAACACACCAGAAGACACTGCTGTGGTTGGTGCTTCTGTTACAATTACACTCCCATCAGTCGTGTGCTTGCAACCCATTACCCAAAGTAATCCGGTTGCCTGGATACCATAATCTGCTAGTGTAATAGCAATGGTATCTGCTGCATCGACTGTATTCCTTGTCTGAACCATAACTGTGGTCAGACCTGAATTTGGAGTAATCTGTACTACATCTATATCTGTTATTGCTGCCATCTCAAATCACCTCATCCTCTATATATGATAAATCCGCTTCCTGCTGTCGCTGTAGCACTTGTCAATGTCAGAACATTGGTGCTAATCGTAACAGGATCGGCCACTCCATCTGCATCTGTTGTTACACAAGCCCAAAGGACTTCAGTTGCATTTGTGACAGTCCAGGTATCATTCTGTGCTGCCTTTGCCCCTGAGTCAATCCATCCAAGCTTCATACCACAGTTTGTTGCCCCTCCAAGAGGAGCCACTTCAGTTGCAGTTACATTTACGTTTGTCATTTCAAATCACCTCAAAAATAAAGAGGAGATTATGAAATCTCCGTAATGCTTGAGCAGAATGCAGTTCTTCTGATCACCATTGCTTCGTAACATTTCAAAGCAAATTTCTCAGAGTCATTTGTCTTTGCTAGGTCGAAGTAAGTCAAGTCCTGCAATACTGCCATGTGTACAACACTCATGTCCAAGAAGTAAATACACTTAGAACCAGATGTGTTGGATAGATACATGCTTGGAATAACTGGCACTTCACCAACCATTGTGTTCAATACAATAGTAGAGAATCCCCAGAATACCTTAGCTGTTGGAGTCATATATCCAATCTTTGCTGTGAGTAATCCAAGTAAGTCAGTGAATACTGCACTTGAACAAACAGCTAGGTTTGGTCTTCCTCCATCATCGAATGCATATTGGATTGCTGTGTCGATATCTGATAATGAGAGTGCTGATGTGTTCTTGTCAACCGTGTTGGTTGCACTCATGAGTTGAACAATCCCATCATACTGATTTGGATAGGTTGTTGCATCTCCTGTGCACATAAGCTCTTCTTGAAGTTCTCTCATTTCTCTAGTTTTAACTAGAACTTCTTGCTGCTTTGCGTTTGATGCTGCCTGTGAGCCAAATGCTCCACTTGCTCCAGCTGTAGTCATACCCTCAAGTACGAAACTTGGTTGGGCTGCAATTGCCGGACCAGTGACACGTCCAACAGCATAAAGATATTTGATCTTGGTGCTGCTTCTTGCATAGGTTGTGTTTGTCTCATTAAGAGCCGCATCTTCAGCCAAAGCAGAAGCTCCGCCTTTTGCTGTAATGGTATTGTATGTGTATACATTGGAACTGCATGATACTCTTGGTACTAATTCAACCAAAGGAGTCCATTTCCTTGTTACATCTACAATCCTTGGATCAAGATATACTGGAATCGTTGAGAGGCCAGTTGCATCCCCTGTGTTTGCTGTCAAACCAGAGATTGTATGTGCCTTCATCTCGAATTTCTCAAGCCCTTTCTGATAGGCTTTTCCAAGAATACCTTCTTCCTTATCCCTCTCGTCTACTGCCATAGACTTGGTATCCAAACCATATGGATTCTGATAACAACTATCATGTGGCAATGAACCAAATGATTGCTGGTAAGCAGTTGCTGGTTGGAGTCCTGTTAAATTTCCTGTCTCTGCCATTTTACATCACCTTATCAATTGCAATGGAGTTCTCACAGGCTTGATTTCTGCCTCTGGTAATTCCACTGACTTCTCCTCGACCTGTGCCTTGAGCACTGGTTTTTCTAACATAGCTTTGAGTTCTGCTATTCGCTTGTCCTGAGCTTCGACCTTCTCCTTCAAAGATGCCAAAGATTTTGCCTCTTCAGATTCCTCTTTCTTCTCTTCAGCTGGCTTTTCCTCTGGTTTCTCCTCAGGGGGTTTCTCCTCAGGTTTCTCCTCTGCTTTCTCCTCCTCCTTCTTTGGCTCTTCTTCAGCTTTCGCTTCTGGTGGAGCCTCAGCCTTAGGATCAGGAGAAATCTTCTCGTCTTTCTCGTTCATTGTTTCAACCTCCTCTGAGTCCCTAATTGACTCGATAGATTTCACGAATACGCTTTGCATCTTGCACTCTGGATTAACCGGATTCCCAGTTATTGCAACATTGAGAAGTTCAACCTTCTCTAGAAGTCGGGCTTTCACGCCATTAACCACTTCATCGACTGTTTTCATTGGCCGATAAGCGATTGAGAATGCATCCAGGAATCCCTCTTTGATTGAATTCCACGCAGCCTTGAAAGCTGGTGAGTGCCTATTCAAAATAGCCTTAATCCACAATCCCTTAACATCACGATGAGCATCAACTATCTTCCCGATAGGAATCTTTGTTGACCTTTCTCTCCATGCCTCATGATCAATATCCAGCTTTACATTGCCGCTTTTGACCTGTGTGAGCATATCATCAAGGCATTCGCTGGTCACAACATCATTGTACAGATCAATATCTGGAGTAGATACATAACCAGTGATATAAGGGATTTTGTCCCTGCCTTTTGTTTCAATTCCAAAAGAAAATGAGTCCGTGAAAAAAGTAAACTGATCTTGCATAAAAATTATGTTTGAAAGTTGCTTAAATATGGTTATGAAGAGAAAATTCAATTATTTATAATAGGTTATGCTCAGATTCCCGTTCCCACCATCATCAGGCTGTTTGGAGCGACTTCAGTTGGCCCAGGAGCACTATAAACATAATCAACATGCAGTGCGAGAGAATAACAACGGATTGTATCAGATGTTCCTGCTACTTTTAAAACACCCACTTCTGTACTGTCTAAGATTGAAGATGTCCAAACAGAATCGTCTGGTGCTTTATTATCACATTTTCCAAGAAGAGTTGTGGAGTTAGGAATATTATACGCATCAGTATCTGAAGTACTTGAAGAATATCTTATTCTTATACTTCCCGTATCTGTCCCACTACTCATATCTTGTGAACTCCCTACTGCTTGAACTGCATAGATTGTCTGCACTCCTGATAGGTTAGCTGTTGTAGCTGAATATGCTTCCACAGCAGTAGTGTAAACATAATCACTTGTTATATATGGGGCATTATCAACACATTCATACTTATTGCCTGTAGAAGCTGTCCACCCTGTATCCGTTGCGGAATCTCCATCAGGATACACCATATCAACCTGCCCTGCTCCAAGCCAACCAGCAGCGTCGAAATCATCGGTTGCAAAGAAAACAACATCATCATAATAAAATGTTCCAGTTCCGGATGTCGTTACGCCAAGTTGGATATCATCATCAGCAGATATTGTTCCAGAATATGTCAAATCGTTATTCCCATCTACTCTAATAAAGACATAATCCCAGAATGCATCATAAATAAATTCAATTCTATGCCAAGTATTATCACTTAATTGATTCGTTCCTGCTGTTGAACTTATTTCCAAATACCCTGTTGTTTTCAATTCAAGTTCTGTTGTTCCAATCTTTGCAATTACTGTATCTGCTGAAGGTGTTGCATCTGTTGTTCTAAAATAAAACCTTCCTGATATGTAATCATATGTTGTTGATGATTTCGTTCCATTTCCATTCCAAGAAGCTTTATAACTAAAATAATCTGTATCTGAAGATACATCTACTTTTCCTGAATAAGTGCCTGTTCGTACTGTTCCAGTGTCATAACTAACACCAGCTGTTCCACCTGCTATTACATTAGAACCATATTCAAACCCATCAATCATTGTCCTTTTTGTTGTTGTTCCCCAATCTCCAATAGCTTTAGCCTCACCAGCATGTTCGACCTGAGCGGAGATATGGGTTATGTAAATGATTGCTTTGTTTCCACCATCTATTGCCCCACCGACTTGATAATCATCCAATACTGCTGCTGTCCATGCTGCCCCATCCAAATCAGTGTCACGACAAGAACATTTGGCAGCATAAGATGTTGGCCCAGTTAATTCCTGGTCTAGTTCAACTGCTGTTCCGCCAGCGTCTTTATGCCTGAATCTATACTTATCAGTTTGGCCTGATTCAACTTTGTGGATAATCTGACCTTGAACTGCTTTAATCGTTCCATAGATTTTGCCTGATGTATTTTCTAAAGCAATTGTATGGTCGCCTGCTGTGTCATATATATAATCTGTATCTTCGTTTGGAGGTACTTCTTCTACATCATCATAAGTTCCAGTCCAATCTGAATCATCTCCTGCTGCGTTTGCTGCGAGTAAAGTGATTCCTCCTGAGCCTATCCAATCGACATCTCCTGCTGTGTCTGAGGCTGATATTGCTACATCGTCATAGTAGAATTCGCAGGTGTAAGAACCTGATGTTGCTCCAAGAACAACGCTACCAGCAGAGCCAGTAGTTGAAACACTAATATCCTGGTCACCATTTATTCTCGTTACAACATTGCTTCCATCCTCTCTGACTTCTATTCTATACCAAGTATCAACAGACAAAACTTCTGTTCCCGTTGTTGAACCATATTTGAGTTTGCTTGCTGAAGTGAGGTATAAAGTATCTCCACTCAAACCAGAGAGAATAGGAGTGTCCCCCGAGACAGCAGCACCGAATTGGAAATAGAATCGAATGCTCCAATAGGTCAAAGCAGTGGTATCTAACTCACCATACGAATCAAATGAAAACGGAAGAGTGTAGCTTCCAAAACTACTCGAAGGATTTATCTTTAAAGAATAAGTACCTGTTCTGACAGTAGTAGTATCTAAGCTCCATGTTCCTGTTGGTGAAGAAGAAGCTAAATACTCCTCGCCGATTTCAAATCCTTCCAACATCGAAATTTTGGCGGCTATTCAAATCACCTATACGTTCTTGACAGCCTGGGCAAATATATTCACCGTTGTTGTTGCATTGCTCAACGTACATGTCCAGTTATTATTTACTGTTGCCTGATTTACTGGAGTTGGGAAATTCATTACTGCACCACCATTAGCTGCCAATGCGATGATCATCCTTGTAGTTCCAGCAGTTGAATCTTTGATTGTACAGTTTACCGCTGTAGCAGTTTGGTTAGTCAATATCAATTGAGTCAAATCAAGAAATGTGCTTGCAACTGCCGTCATGATTGTTGTTTCTGAAGATGAACTCGCTATCTGTGTGTGCTGATGAGTTGTCAAGTCCCTTGAATTATTGAGAACTACAATCTGCCTTCCTAAATCATCAAATGAAGCATCTACACGGTCAGCACCCGCAACAGCAGTTGGATTTGCTGTTCTGGCTACACCTCCTATTTTCACAGGATTGCCTGAATCAGCTGTATCATGGGCAACATCCCCAGTTGGAGTTGTTTTGCACCGATCACTAGCATCCCAGTCATCCATTATTTCCACTGCTGTTTTGATAGCAGTTGTGTCTGAAAGGATTGAGGCTGCACTTGCTTCAGTACAGTTCAAATCTCCTGCTGTACCCTGAACTACTTCAAGGCCAGAAGCACTATTTACATTAACCTCCAATTGATTTGAAGCATTAACAGCAGCATCCTCTACACCATCAGTAATATACATCTTACCGACAATTGCTGAACCAGCCTGAAGAGTTGATTGAACTGCGAATGTTCCGCCATTATCAACTGTAACCGTTGCAGCAGACACATCCATTGCTGCTCCTTCCTGGATATACAAAGCTCCTGAAGCATTTACTTGTAATGCTGTAATCTCATTATCTGTATTGACCAAGGAAGCAAGAGTATCATTTCTAACTACTCCTGCTGTTGTCCCAATTGTTGTGCCTTCTAAGTAAGTATCAGTTCCAAGAGTATATTGAGTACCTCCACCGAATGATGTTATCTGATCTCCTGCCGCATCAACAATGGCAACATTAAGAGAATCATTAGCAGCCAAGTTCCTGATTGTTGCTGTGTTGGTTCCATCACCGATTTGAACATTTACTGGTGTCCCTGTAGGAGCATCTACTGTGATTGAATTGCCATTATCAGCTATGTTCACGTCATTTGTGATGTTGGTAAGTGTACCAGAGCTTAAAACAACTGCTCCCGTATTACATGCCGTTACCTTACCATCCAAAGTTGAAAGTGTTGATTCAGTTGCAATATTGGCTGAGTTTGAAGTCACATCCCACGAACCAGATTGTGTTGCTGCTACAGTGCCATCTACAGTGTGTGAACCGCCACCATCAAATATCTCAACCTTCAGAGCTCCAGCATCATTGAATATAAGAGAGTGATAATCATTATCTGCTGTCACAGGACTGGTATCTGCATCTCTTCGAACACCAAGCATCATCAATCCAGATTCTCCTCCGCTTGCCGTCGCATCTTCTGTATATTCAGTTCCTCCTCCACCTGATAAGACATCAACCTGCAAGTGTCCATCTGAATCAGATAAGAGTTCTTGTATGTTTCCGCCTGATTCTGTAGCACCGATAGAAATGCACTTTGTTGGGCCTACTCCACCGTCAGTTCCAATTACATTAGGTATGTCAGTTGTATTGGTATCCACATTGCCTGTATTGGTTGCTATTGTTGACCCGCTTGCCTCAGTACAATTAAGATCTCCAGCCGTGCCCTGAATCACTTCTAAACCAGAGGCAGTATTCACAGAAACCTCTAATTGATTGGATGCATTGACATTAGCCGTCTCAGTTCCATCTGTAATGTACTGATAACCTGCTCTTCCAACTGCATCCATTGTAGGCATATCGTTTGTACCATCTGTGACATTCACGTTCAATGCTTTCTTTGTTCCTGCCGTTTCCACAACTGCCTGAGTTGTCCCATCTCCGATCTCCACACCAACAGGAGCTGCATCTGTACCTATCTCTGTTCCTGAGTTATTTCTCAGGTTAGTATGAATCGCTCTCTTTGCTGTAATCCTTGCAACTGCTGCTTGATCTTCCGAAGGATCTCCTCCTGGGGTTTCATTATACACACCACCAATGGGGGTATGATCAGTAGTTCCCTCAGTGAATGAAGATTTATCCGCTTGGGCACATCCGCCAGAACCCCCGAAACTATCAACAAAAGCACCACCAGAAGTAACAATCTGTGTGTATGCTGCTCCGTAATTGGTTCCCCTCCTCGAAACAACATCCCCATCTGTGTCTGTGATTGTTGCAGGTGTATCCAGTCTGACAAGCTGCTGGACTCCACCTGCCGGATCTCCAGGGGCAGCCGCATCTTCCGTATATTCAGTCCCCGAAGATGAACCAGCTACAATGTTACATCGGATAGCATTATTTGCATTGTCACCAGGCTTAACCTCATTATCTGAAGTATCTGTAATGTGAATTGGAAATGGATTTGCTGTTGCAATAACTGCTGTTCCATCTGAGATCTGAGTGAACAACGTATTAGTTGCACTCATGTCTGAACCAAGCACACTAGAAACATCTGTATAAACTGAACCTTTTGCATTTACTTGAAGCCCTGAGATTTCATTATCGGTGTTTACCAATGTTGCAAGAACATCATTTCTCACAACGCCCGAAATCGTTCCTATGCTTGTGGCTTCAGCGTATGTATCAGTACCTAGTGTATATTGAGTCCCACCTCCAAATGAGGTTATATGGCCACCAGAACCGTCCACAATAGCAACGTTAAGTGAGTCGTTAGCTGCAAGGTTTCTAATAGTTGCGGTGTTTGTTCCATCTCCTACCTGAACATTTACAGGAGTGCCAGTTGGAGCATCCACAGTAATAGAGTTTCCTCCATCATCGATAGATACATCATTAGTAATGCCTGTGAGTGTACCTGAGCTTAACACGACTGCTCCCGTATTACAAGCAGTGACTTTTCCATCGAGTGTTGATAATGTTGATTCTGTAGCAGCTCCGGATGGCAATGCGCTGCTAAGGACATCTACTTGAGGGTGGCCATCACTATCAACCCTAATCTCTTCCAGTTCTCCAGTTGCCTGAGTACCTCCTATGCTTACTGCTTTGGTTGGGCCAGCAACACCGTCAGTTCCTATAACATTGGGAATGTCTGTGGTGTTGGTTGCTATATTCCCAGTATCAGTGTCCATAGTTCCAAGCAATCCTTCTATTCCATCAACATGGCCAATGATTGTTGTCTGGTTGGCAGATGTAGCAGCTCCACTAGGAAGGGCAGATGAACCAACAGTCACATCTCCTGTGTTGCATGCAGTTATCTTACCATCAATGCTCGTTGTATCCCCAGCTACAGTTGCAAGGCTCGCTTCAGTGGCTGCACCAGTAGGGAGTGAAATTGTGCCTGAAATGTTTGTAAGAGAACCATCAATGGTAATTGCTCCCCCTGCATCTGAAATTGGCAAAGGATAAGTAGCTGAAACTGCCCGAAGCGTATCAGCTGCATCTTCCCACATCATGGCTGTTCCTGTGATAGTTGAATCTGTATCAGCCTCAGTATATTGAGTTCCTCCACCAAAGGTATCAATGAAATTGCCTGATGAATCAAGTATCTGGCTGAAGGCTGCTCCATAATTGGTTCCACGTCTGGCTACATTATCCCCATCTGTTGTTACCAATCCAGCAGGAGTATCTTGCCGAACAAGAATCTGAGCATTGCCAACTGGATCTCCCGCTGCCGCTGCATCCTCTGTATATTGCGTTCCGCCACCGATCCCTACTGAATCGGCAGCAATATCTACTTGAAGGTGTTTCGAAGCATCTAATTGGAGAACTTCTAATGTATCAGAGGGGGCTTCACCCATCATCGCTACTCCATCTATAGTTGCATCAGTATCTCCTTCTGTATATTCTGTTCCACCTGCACTTCCAGCTACGACATTGACTCTCCTTGCCTCATTGGTGTTATCGTAAGTATATTGATCCTGATCCTGCTTGCCAACCTTATTATCCATCGTCATTTCTTAACACCTTCTTTGGTCACACCCTCAGGCATAACCACTTCGATATTCTCTACTTCTGGCTCAACCATGTTCGGAGCCTTTGCCATTTCCACAATCTCTTCATCGGTTATGTAATGCTCCCCTTCATTCTTGGATTCAGCCATTCGTTCAGCTGGAAGAACCTCAATTATCTTGATTACATTTGGCTTGTTGAGATACCTCTCAATAAACATGAAGTCTTTCTCAGGAGATTCTTTGAGAATTGAACATGCCATTGTCTCGTTGGGGTTATTGATAAACAAATTATACCTATCTTCTTTCTCCTGAACAAAGATAAGCCCTCCATGTGTAACTAATAATTGTTGAAATACCTTCCATCTAATAGAATAAACTAAACTCATGTGTTTTCACCTCCTTCAATTCTAAAAAGTACGAGGCATCTACAATGCGGATGCACAGGAGGGTACTGAAACCTATACATGTTTTTTCCTTTTTTGATTTCAAACTCCTCATCAATAGGGATAGCCCCATCTCGATCATACTTATTGGCAAGATCCCTACAAACACACTCTAGATTCCTATCATCCTTGTGTACTGAGAGATATTTCTTGCCATCCAGCCCACTCTGCAAAAATGTATCCATATGCCCCATGTTCTGTGCCCTTGCTGATTCTGTTCTTGTGATCATGGTTATCCTATCCCTCCAATTCACTCTCCTCCCGCTTGGATATTGGAATGTTGTTTCATCAGTGGGGTTCAATACTGCCTTGACCTTTTTGCGAACATCATCAGGGTTCTCATTGCTCATGATCCCCTCACGGATTGTCTGGGCTATCTGCTTGTTCAGGTCATCCATCACGCCCGTAATCTCTGCACTTGTGTAATCAGTCATCACATCTATCTTCTCCTCATTTGGGATGGGATTCATGTTGAGCTTCAGCTTCACTTCCCTTGCCATCATGCCTTTGTTGTAGTTCCTTCGGACAAACTGCTTCACCACTCCTCTGAACTGATCGCCTGTGAATAATGCAAATAGCCTGCCAAGAACCAACTCCACAATATTGGCCTTAAACTCAGGCTTCATTTACTTTCACCTTCTCCAGTTGGGTTGATGCCAACATATCCTCGTCTGAGATTTGAGAGAGTTCCTTATCCAGCATCTTGCCGACTGCCTGGATATACTCCACGATCTCGTTCATCTCTGGGTGGGATTTTCCCTCTGGTTTTTGCTTTGGCTCCTCTTCCTCTCTCTTCCCTTGTGGTTCTCCTGTTTCTTCATTGTCCTTGGGACTGAAGTTGTTGTTTCCAAAGGAAGGCTGGTCACCAAACATCTCTTGCTGCTTCATTCGCTCCTCATCCTTCTGTTGCTTCAACTTGTCAACATCAATGCCTTCCTCTTCAGCTACCATCTCTGCTGTCTTGATTCCCATGCGTACCTGTGCCTCATAGAGTGTGTGCTTCTTGATATCCTCATCAAGGTCGTAATCATCGAACTTGAACTCCCACCCTTCAGCCCCTTCAAACTCTGTTAAGATTTGGGAGTTGATGTGGTACTCGATGAGATTCAGGATTGGCTTGAGAGCCTTTCTCTTGAATACTTGGGATTGGACATGAGCTGTCGCACGATTTGAATCATCGGTTGTTCCCATCTCGTTCTCAGTCATTCCAAAGCATCGCAGCATGATCCTATCGAACCATTTCTGCTGTGCCAATATCTCCATCTCAACGGGCGTGAGCTGGAATCTCTCGAATTTAGGCATGTAGTTAGTGACAGCAACACGATAACCCATCCTCCTCCTATAACCAAGCGAATCAGCATCATCCCTAACTGTGTGGGTTAGCCTCTCTGAGAATGCATTGATGTCCTCCTGCTTTGCCCCTTCTAAGTGCAATACACCCTCAGACATATTATTGTTAAGATAAAAATCAAGATTGTACTTTGCCCCATAAACAAGAGTGAGTATGATATCAGCCAATGTCTCAAGCGGCGACCTTCCATAAATAGAATCAGCCCTTGGGTTAGCCTGCATGTAAACTAGTTCTCTTGTTCCAAAGGGAATAGGCCAAGCTGCAAATGCCTGACCGTACTGATAATAAGCTGCCTTTGCTGCATACATGATGCTATACCTTTGAGTAAGATGTTCGCTTGCAACAGCTTCATCACCCACTCCAAAATAGTTCTTGTTCCCTTGAATGAACACAGCTGGCAATGGTTCAACGAACGGTTCCCTATTTGTCATTGTTCCATAGATGTCTATGTTTTTCAAAAATGAAGCCCCATCCCTGGCATAGAGCTGAACGAGATCTCCTTTTCTATTGAATACTTTAACCCATACACCAGCATCCACTTCCAAGATATCAACAACAGCCTGGTAAATGAGCTGCCGGAATGATTCGTGGTTGATATTAGGGTTCTTGAGAAATTCAGTGATTTTCTCTCGAACTTCATCGTTAGGTGTGATATCTGCGTCTTTGTTGGTTTCTTTCTCAAGAATATCCCAATCAGTAGATGCTGCCTCATCAGCCAGTGTTTTAATGACTGAGAAGATGTATGGATTTTTAGCCAGCTCACGGAGTGCATTGGTGTTTATTGGGCGTGGGTATCCGAAAGGAGGCTTGTAGAGATACTTGGGTTGAACTGCCTTCAATATACTATCATGCAATTCACTAATTAGTAGCCCTCCTTGTGGTGTTGGGGGTATATCTTGCAGAAGTTGTTTCTCTTCAATACCAAACCCCAACGCTTGCCTTATTCCATCAAACATGCCCATGTTTTACACTCCATTAGTCTGGAATGTACGAAGGGACGATGCTAGATATAGCGCTGAGGTTACTTATAATAGGTTATGTTGCATAATACAAAATAAGAGAAGGATAAAAGACACGCCCGTGTACGTAATCTGGACAACAAACTCCTCTCGCGAAGGAGTGAATCAGGGTTCAAATCCCTGCACGGGCGGTCTATCTATATTCTCTCAATCTATATTTATATATGTATCTATATCTCACAACCAAGCAATCCCGCCTCTTTCTTCCCTTGTTCCTTGAGCACATAAAGCCAACGCATCGCAATAATCATCCTTTGCCCCTTGGGTATCTGGATGATGCAGCTTCATCTGACCAGTGGGGGTTAGCTCATACTCAAAAGAAAGCAACTGCCATTTCAAACGCTCATCAGCAGGGATCTTCAGCATTCCCCTCTCCATGAGCATCTTCAGGTGTGAGAACATATCCATCTTTGTGCGGATGGTGAATGTCACTCCACGGACAACATCACTTCTTCTGTATTTGAAAGTGTAGC